ATTGATGATTAACTGATAGTCATCGTTAAACTCCGTGAATCTGGGAAAATCCTTGAACAGGACAACCCTAATCCAAGCCTCGCAGGAATGCGTTGAAGGATCAGAGACTAGTACATACCTTCTAGAACAGAAGATGAAGTGCCACGAGTGCGGAGCACCTGATAAGGTGAAGAGATAGTCCGAACTATATTTATAAGTTCTTGGACGATTAACAGAAAGTATCTATCTTTATCGTATGGTAAAGATATATATTCTAATTGATCCTATAAGTGATATGCCTAGATATGTTGGTAAAACTATTCAGGAATTGCGGATTAGATTAAATAGACATGTTGTTGATCGCACAAAAGCTAACACACATAAAAATAACTGGATAAAGAGATTAAAAAAAGATGATCTCAGACCAAATATTGAATTAATAGACAATGTTCCATTAGATGAATGGGAGTTTTGGGAACAATATTGGATTAGTCAGTTTAAAACATGGGGATTCAAATTGACCAACTCCACTCCAGGAGGAGAGGGAGCTGCGTTTGGTGGGTCTGGATGTAAAGGCTATAGGCATACTGAAGAAGCCAAAAGAAAAATATCTCAAGCTAACAGTAAACCTAGGTCTAAAACATGGGTAGAAAATCAATGCAAATCTAGATTTAAACCTGTAGAACAATATAAAGATGACGTTCTTATTCAATCATGGGAGTCAGCCACAACAGCTGCAATATCTATGGGAGATATAAATAAAAAAAAGAACATATCTGCTTGTGCTAAAGGTAAAAAGAAGACAGCGTATGGTTATGTGTGGAAGTTTAAAATATAGAAGTTAAGGATAAAGAGCCTTGACGATAACAAATTGTATCAATACATTATGGGTTTTGAATATTTTGATAAAGCTGACGAGAAAGGCTTTGACAAGTTTACATCTATAGGTAAAAATGGTGCTATGCCATTGATCAAGGCTATTGATTTGAGAGATGATTTAAAAGTGTTTGTATTGACACATGCAGAAGAAATCTCTGAAAACTTTAAACCTAAAAGAAAGATCAAAACTATAGGTAAACTTGTAGATAATAGCTTGACAATGGAAGGCTTATTTACAATTGTATTATTTACAGATACTAGTAGAAATGATGATGGAACTATTAATTATAGATTCCAGACTAATAATGATGGTACTTGTACAGCCAAGAGTCCTGAAGGAATGTTTGATGAGTACATTGAAAATGACTTAGGATTAGTTGCAAAATCAGTAGATGAATATTACGGATAACTTATAACTTAAAAACAAAAATAAACATGTTTAATTTTAACAATCACGAAGTAGTAACAAATAACAAGAAATCTCAATCAGCTGACATAAAAGTATATGCTCAGAATAAAGTGAGATTTAGTGAAGAAGCCTTGAAAAGAATTGGCTTAACAGAAGGTATGTTTGTAGTAATCACTCAAGATAGAGAAAGTAAAGATGTAGCAATCTTTGCTACAAGTAGATCAGGATATGGTCGTAAGCTCACTAAAGACAATGGCACTACTCATGAAGAAACTGCAAAGGTTCTTGGTGGAAGAGGCGCTGAGTGGGCTATCACTGGTGATGGACAAGTAAATCCAGCAAGCAATGAAAGATGGTTTGCTCTTACTCAAACAGTTGAAAGCAAAGATACTGAAGAAGTAGTAGAAGAAATTGCTCCAGTTGAAATAGATCATACAATGCAAGCTAATGTTGAGGAAAGACCTAACTTAACTTCTGCACAAGGATCAAATGATGGAATTTTATCATTTGATTAATAATTTTATAATAAGAAAGATTCAATTATATTTATAACCCAAAAAAAATAAAGAATGTTAGATTTTAATAATATCGAAGAAAAAAGTTCATTTGTGCCTATCAGACCAGGTGTATCAGTTAAAGTAAAATTAGAAAAAGTAGAAATTACTGCAGAAGGACATTTAGATTTTCATTTCAAAGGTCTAGATGTGGATAATGCTGGTAACTTTAAACCTAGATTCTTTGCAGATACATTAGATCCTGATAAGAATGACAGGTATGATGCAGATAATGCTAAAAATACAATGAGACAAATTAACTGCATTCTTAAAGCATTTTTACCAGAAGAAGTTAGAAAAACTATTAGAGGTAACAATACTGCAGAGTTATATCACAATATTTCAATTACATTGACTCCTCAATACTTTGAAGGAATTGAAGCAGCAATGAAAATTGTATACAAGAAAGACTCTGATTCTATTACTGTATTACCAAGGTACTATGATTTTATTTCTACTAAATTAAATCCTGTACCGCTTACTATCAATGAAAAGAAAGTTGATAATAATGGTGTCCCTTATGATAGAATATTACCTTTAGCTCATTATAATGTAGCTCCTGAAGCTGGAAATGCAATACCAACATTTGCTCCAGAATATAGTGCTCATACAAATGATCCTAATTTCGTTCCATTTGGTAGCTAATGTTAGAGCTAATTCCAGAAATAAATAAGAAGTTTATCCTAGATAGATTGTCTCAAGAAGAAATCTTCGAAAGATACTTAGGTATAGAAGTCACGTATACGGAGAAAGTTTGTTCTCCGTTGCGTGATGATTCTAGCCCTACTTGTACTTTCAAGAAATCTGCATCTGGAATTGTATTATTTAAAGATTGGGCAGGCCATTTCTTTGGTGATTGTTTTGAAGTGGTCTGTTACCAATTTAATTGCAACTTTTGGGATGCTTGTGAAATAATAGCTAAGGATTTTAAATTAATAAATGATAATGGTTTTGGTAAAAACTATCATAAAAAACCTAAAGCTAAAAATTATAAGCAAAAAGAAGAAATAGCTAAAATACAAGTTAAATGGAGAGATTTTAATAAATATGATATAGAATATTGGGCCTCATATGGTATAGAACCAAAAACATTAAGTAAATATAATGTGGCACCAATTAGATATGGATGGGTTAACGATAAAATATGTTATTCATATAAACAAACTGATCCAGGCTATGCGTATTATTTCTCTGAAGAAGTGTATAAGTTATATTTTCCAAATAGAGATGATTGGAGATTCTTGGGTAATCATAAAGGTTTACAAGGATATGATCAATTACCAAAAAATGGTACATTACTAATAATCACAAAAAGTTTAAAAGATGTAATGTATCTCAGTCAGCTAGGAATAGCTGCCGTAGCTCCGCCAAGTGAATCAAGTATAATAACTGATGAACAATACGCAGACTTAAATGCAAGGTTTGATAAATTAATCAGTTTATATGATTTTGATTTGACAGGTGTGAGATCAGCTAATAAAATGTATCGCATTTATAATATTCATAGAATATTCTTAACTAATGGTCGCTTCAAAACAGTGAACTATGGTGGTAAAGATATTACAGATATTGTAAAAAATCATGGTACAAGTCAAGCTAAATCTATTTTAAAACAATTATTATGATTGCAAATGAAAGGCACCTTAAAGAGTTTATAGACTCTACAGGGACAAGTATGTCTGAAAATGACATAGTAGTAGGTTATTATGGATGGAGAAAAGCACCATCTTTTTTCACATATAAAGGAATGTATGGGAGTGACATGAAACTACAAGGCTATGCTTCATATAATCAAGCTAAAGATAATCTTATCTCATCAACTAGGTGGGCAGAAAAAATAAGTAAAGACGAATTTAAATATTTTACAATAATTAATAAACACAACGAATGGCAATACAAGAAGTAGAAAAACGTGAAGTACAAGGAACGCAAGGTAAAAGAAGAACTATTAATGCTGCTGCTGAAGGCATGGTTATGGATATTGTGCAAGCTCAGCAATACACTAAACCTATTGAAAGTACTGTACGTGAGCTTACAGCAAACGCAGTTGATGCCCAAAGTGAGAAAGAGAAAGCTATTGAGATTTTATCTGGTAAAAGCTCAGCAAGCAAGTATTTTATTGAACGCGATGGGGATTTATATGCAGACTCCAAGTGGAATCCAAGCTATTATGACATCAATCACCTTAATCAAGACAAGTCTGAGATTGAGTTAATATATAAAGAAGGCTCAGGTGGCGGAAGATGTGATACTTTTATAGTAAAAGATCATGGTGTAGGTATTGGTCAAGGTAGACTTGAAGGCATACTTGAAATAGGGTAAAAGTATATAACCAACTTGGAAAATCCCTTTCTTTTATGTAAGTTTAAATATGGCTTTTGTTTATACTATAACTTGCACAAAAAATAAGAAGATTTATGTGGGATCAACCACCAGATTATTATGTCAGAGGTGGGGAGATCACAAAAGTCTTTTAAGAAACAACAAACATGTAAATATTCATTTACAAAGATCTTGGAATAAATATGGAGAATCTTCTTTTTTATTTGAAGAACTTGAAGAAATAGATAAAGAGTTTGTTGTTTCAACCGAACAATACTGGATAAATCTTTTAGATGTTTATAAAAATGGATTTAATAGAAATCCTAAAGCTGGTGTATCAACTGGTATAAAACGCTCTAAAGAAACTTGTGATAATATCAGTAAAACTGGAAACTGGAAAAAAGCTAATGATGCTTGGAGAGGATCTAAACATACTAACGAAACTAAAGCTTTGATAAAAAGCAAACGTTCTAAACAAGTCATTGGACCAAGATCTGAAGCTACAAAAAGAAAAATTTCAGAAACACGTAAGGCTAAAAATATAGGAAACTCTAACAATCAAGTTAAGTATTCTAAGGTAATTGCTTTCAAAGAAGGAGAAAGATATGAGTTTTCCTCCACTAAAGAAGCTGCTGAGTTTTTAGGTGTTACTACAGTAAACGGTATCACAAGAGTATTGAGAGGAGAAAGGAATAAGTACAAGGGGTTTAAGTGGAATGCCCTATTAAAATCGGGTGAACTCATGGGAACTCCAGAAATGGACAATCATGAGCCAAGCTAATCAGGAATGATTAGAAGGTGCAACGACTAACACATGGAGTCTAGAACAGACAGTAAAGTGACACGAGCGCCCGACATCGAAAGATGATGATATAGTCTGAACTATATGGTAACATATAGAAATAAAGTTTAAATGACTTTATGATAACATAATGATTCCACAAAAAGAAATAGAAAAGATGCATTAGGTGCATTTGGGTAGGTGAGAGTTTTGATATTTTAGCGCCTTTTTATATCTTTGAGATATGAAAAAGAAAAGAAAAATATCAGGTATTTATATCATAACAAATGTTATGAACCAGAAGCAATATGTAGGTAGTTCTAAGCATGTGCCGTATAGAGTGAGAAGGCATTTCCAACTCTTGAGGGACGATATACATAAGAATCCTAAATTACAATCTGGTTTTAACAAATACGGCAGAAAAGCCTTTACATATATATGCATTGAAGAATGTCCAGAGGAGCAACTTATAGAGCGAGAACAATATTATATAGACACTCTAGATCCTTGGTATAATGTATGTAAAACTGCAGGTTCTGTTTTAGGTATAGTGCATACACAAGAAACTATAAATCTTTGTGTTGAAGCTAACAAAAGAAGAACTGGAACACATCATTATGGTAAAAATGGTTTAGTACAACAACTGGACCTTGAAACTGGTGAAGTAATAGGAACTTACACTTCTGGGAGACATGCTGCTGAGTTTATACTCAACAGTAAAGGATCTATTAAAACAAGAGGGTGTAAGATTTCCCAAGCAGCAAATAAAGGCAATGCTGCTTATGGATATAAATGGAAACACGTAAAACTAGCCCAAGTAAAACAGGATGAATTGCTGGAAGACTAAGTAATAAATATGTTGAACGGTAGAAATAAGACAACTACCACAAATATAAGATAAGGAGCGTCTTTAAAGTCAAACCCTTATTATTTATTATATGTTAATCAGCAGCCAAGTCTAGAGTACACTCTAGAAAGGTTCAGAGACTACCTGAGCAATAAAGTTTGCTTAATAACAGGAAGTAGTATAGTTTAGTCACTATATGAAAAAGCGTCCTGCCTTACATTTTAAAATGTAAGTGATGATATAGTCCATGCCACACGAAAGTGTTGGAGCAACATGTAGGAGCAAAAGTAGGTTTAGCTACTGGTTCAGATTATTATACATTAACTACTGTATATAATGGAACTAAATACAAGATTAAAGTATTTAATCGTAAAGTTAATTCTTTAATAGGTGCATTGAATTTAGAAACAGGAGAAGAAAATACTCCTTATGTTTTTTCAGATGGTTATACTATCTATGGTGAAAAAACGGATGAAAAGAACTACACTATGGTTGAAGTTCCTTCATTAAAACATCATAAAACTAATTACATTCAAGCTGTTAAAACTCAATTGTTATATTTTAATAATGTAACTTTTGAAGTTATTTACGAGAATGGTAATAAATATGCTGTTGATTTTAAATCTACACCTATTTATAATTCTGAAAATTTAATTATTTCTGAGTATTCTCCTTATTCTAAACCACATGTGGTTATAGTCAAAGGAGGAGATAATGTAGAAACACAAACAGGTGTTTG